CATGTAGCTTCTGATTCAAACACCAACCTCCACATCAACGGTGCGACTCATGCGGGGGAAACTTGGGACGGGGCAATTCATATTAAAAATTCAGCGACTATTGGAAACGAGACATCCAATGAAGCTGTTATTTATGCGGAGGGGGGAGAGCTAAAGTGTATGGACGATGACCGCAACCGCACCACCCTTTCATCGCACATTGATGGCAAGTGGGTGTATATGTCCAACAATTCTAAAACGGGCAAGTCGGTCAAGATTCACATGGAAGATTTGGTTAAAGCGGTAGAGGAACACCTTGGGGTTAGTTTTTCTGAAATAGTGGAAGGCACAGAATGAAACCGAAACTAGGCAGAGTTTATAAAGTGACAAACGCCAACCCCAAATGGGGAGCGAACACCGACTACAAATATTTAAGGGTGCGGGACAGTTGGGGCGTTGAAATGGATTTGATGTTTACGGATCGGGAGTTATTGGAAGCGGAGAAACGTGCTGGGAAAAACCCAGAGGACAAGGTTAAGAAAATTTCTTTCAAGGAATGGCTTAAACGGTGAACACTAATGTAGTCCAACAACTATCTGATCCTGCCGTCCTTGAGGGGGTGGCTCAATCTCTTTTGGGTGATTGGATTTGGTTGTTTGTTGCTGGTGTTGCCGTCCTTTTGTTTAGAGAAATCATACAAGAGTTCGCCGCTGGGTTGGGAGTTTACTTTTCACGCCAATGGGCGGTGGATGAAATTGTATACCTTAACGGAAGGCAAGCGAGGATTGCTCGTATTGGTATGGTTGAGACTACGTTCTACATGGGTGATAGAGCGGTTGATTTAGGATTTGCAGGGACGGTGATGAAAGTTCGTAACACAGCATTGAGGGATATTACTTGCGAGAAAATTCTTACAAACCATGCCCCGCCTTACCTTCCAAAAGGGGGAGAAGGTGGTGCGGTAAAAGTTGAGTTGGTAGAAAAAAAGAAACCATCCCCAAGGAGGAAGCCATGAGCCAATTTGACTATGATCCAAACTCTATGTTCCCAAAGAAACCTAAACGAAAAGGAGTGGACAAAGAAAAAGTTATTATGTGGGCATTAGTTGTTTTTCTTGTCCTACTAATTTCTTGGCTCAGTAGTGGGTGTAAAAGTCTTAACAATGTTGAGTCTGTAGATTTAGATTTGGGAGGATTTGAAGTAGAGTTTTATGAGCCACCTCCGGTAACAATTATTTACACCAATGCTCCTGTCGCTACACCTAGTAAATTTAAGTTGTTTCCGACTTTAATGGAAATGGATAAATAGTAAAATGAGTAAAGAAATAAAAGTAGTTCGGCTTGAGCCGATGAGTAAGTTTGATAATACAGACTGCGTATGCCAAGTGGTAATCGGAGTGACGATGAGCGAGGGTGAACATTCGGCCTATGTGGACGGCGTTTATTCTTACCCAATGGACTCAATGCCAACGGTTGCGGAATTTAATGCGGGAGCGAACGCATTGGTTTCGCAGTTTTACGCTGACCAAGGTTGGGATAAACAACTGTCGGATCAATTGGAAGCCGCAAAGAAACGTGATGTTCCTGTTGCTGATTTTAAAGCACCGGAGGTAACGGTGGATACATCGGTTGAACCGGCTGTTGGCAGTCCAGCTAATCCTGCTCCAGCAGAGGAAGAGACGAGCGAAGAGGAAGAATCGTCTAGCGAATAATGTCACCTATTCAAGCGGCTAAAGCCTCTCACGATGAAGACAGTCAATCTACATTTGAGCAAGACTTGGTTTGGCATTTGCACAACGCCTATGTTTGGAGCGGCAAAGACGCTTTTATCATGGGTAGGCCAATGCCTAAAAGTAAAGTTGAGGAAGAAGCCGCAAGCCGGACAACGTATTCTTTGGCAGAATCAGACACTTGGTTTGTTTGGAGAGGTGCGGGAAAGTTTGCACTTAAAAGATTCTTGGAAGTTGCCCCCTTTAAGCTACCATACGTTGCGTGGCATAGACGAGGCGACAAGTTAAAAATATATACGTGGGAAGACTACGAAAAAAAGGTAAATAAATATGGGAACAAAAATTAAAGCCCCGCCAGCTAGAGACTACGGAAAAGAAACTCGTGACACTTTGCAAGCGCAGATTGATCTTGCGCCCGATTTGTATGCTGCCGAAGAAAAGTTTAGAGGTAAATATGCACAACTAGATTTGGACATAGCTAAACAGCTTGCTCCAGATCTATTAAATTTATATGAAACTTCTCAGCGTAGACTTGGCGCATTAGACCGTGAAACTTTAGCAGCGCAACGCGAGGCAGATATTTCTGCAATTGAGGATTATGGCACTCGCGCAATGCAAGGATATAGGGCTGCCGCAGATGCCGCAAATCCAGAGCAAGCTGCTTTAATGGCCGAGTTAAACAAACAGGCTTTATCTGACCTACAACTTGGAGGCCAATTAAATGCTTCAGAGCAGCGAGATTTACAACAAGCTGCCAGAGGAGCGCAAGCTGCGAGAGGTTTTGGATACGGCATAAACGATGCGGCAATAGAGTCATGGGCGCAAATGCAGGGAAGCGATCAAAAGAGAAGACAGCGTCAAGGGTTTGCTCAGTCAATGGCTGGATTAAATCAAAGCAATTCAGTTGATCCGTTTATGGCAATCCTTGGAAGACCGTCTTCTATGACTCCAGCGATGACTGGTTCATTTGTAGGACAAGCTCAAGGGTTTAATCCCGGTGCAATGTTTAGTCCAGAAAGTCAGTATGCGGCAGATATTTATAATCAGAATTATCAAGGTCAACTTGCCGCACGTACCGCAACTGCCAAAAATAGAGCGTCTATGATTGGTGCTGGTATTGGGGCATTTGGAAAAATGACAGGAAGTTCTGTAGCAGCAGGAAAAGGAATGTTTGGTGGATTGTTTGGATAAAAGATAAAGGATATAAAAATGGCAGAATCACCTTATTTTAGTAAGTACAGAGGAAGAGGCGGCCCAGCATTAGCTCCCGGCATTGTCCAAATGATGGGCAGCATTGGAGACGAATACGCAAAAGGAATAACTTCGTTTGCTGATTCAGTAGTCCAAGGAGTTAAAGAGAAAAAACAGCGAGAACAGCTAGAAGAAGAAACTAAATTATGGAAAGACCTTATTGCTGGCCCCAAAAACGTAGACGATACCGAAAAATACGAAGAGTATTTAGAAGATAACGAAGAACAACGAGAATCTTTAGAAGAAGAAATTAGGGTTACTACTCAGCAGTTTGAAAACGAAGTATCTGCTAGCGAAAAAGCTGAAAACACTTTAGACAGTCTAGTTTTAAACCAACCAAAAAAACTTTCTAGTGATATAGAAAAGTTTACAAAAGTAATTGGCGATAAAGAAAATCGACAGAAAAAACTAGCTAATCAAATTAGTGAATTAGATGCTCGAATAGCCGAGATAGACGATCCGGGTCATTATATTACAGACACGCCAGATGTAGATTATCTTGCGAGCATAGCAAAAGAAAGAAAAAGCATTGTTAATAGAAAAAAAGCTATTGAGGCTTCGCTAAACAATCTGCAAAAATCGCAAGACAATGAAATCCTTTATGGCCATTTAGAAAAATTAAAAAATTTAAAAGGATTAGAATTAGAAATACCGGGGTCAACTCTTGGATACGCAGAATTAATTCGCGACGATAGTGGAGATTGGGTTCAAGCTTCAAAAGACCCTAATGTCGATTACGTAGTGAGCGAAAGGGCCAGAGTGTTTTCTGAAATATCTCAAAGCCCAGAATACGAAATGCGACGAAGGGAACAAGGAGTGTCTAAAGTAAGTCCAGAAGGATTCTTATATACTCAAACTCCCGGTTTTAAAGAACAGTTTTTAAACGAGCAAACTATGTCTGCTTATGGCGTTAAGCCAGAACACATAAGCGCAATGCTGGTTTTGCCGGAAACAACTATCGGAGCTAAAGCAGAAGCGGCTAGGCAAAAAATGGCAGTTGCTAATACAAAGCTAGAAGAGTTTTTAGCTAGACCAGTTAAAACGCAATTCGATTTTACTAGAAAACAAACTCCTCAAGAATTAGGCAGAGAAGTGTTGGATAAAGTAGATACTAAACAGCTACGTCCAAGTGTGCTTCCTGCCGTTGCTGCCTATTTAGAAAAGACTAAAGGGCCGGAATATCAAATTGCAAAAATTGACGGAAACACTATTCTTCTTTCTAACCCAACAAAAACGACAATTACGCAAATGAATAAAGGAGATTTGTCTACTGCATTAAGCGTTAAAAGATTTGCTGAAGATGTCGCTAAAACAAAATACACTAATATAAAAGATTTAGATCAAGACTTTAGCAGCACACTTGAAGAGTTGGATAGCCAGATTTACCTATTTAATTCTGCTAAATCTGGAGGCTATTCTCCTTCTGACAAAGATAAAATAGAAGCTTGGTCAGAACAAGACGAGGAAAGGTTAGAGCAGTTGTTAACAAAGAAAAAAGACCTTGAGCGTCAGTATAAAATTAAGCGATCTAAATTAGACGGCAAACCTTCAGTTTCTTCTGAAGTAATCGAAATGTAAAATGCCTACAGTCAAAGTTAACAATCCTTTTGGTCAAGGGACTGAATCTGAAACCGTTGAGTTTCCAGATTTTTACACTACTTCCATGATGGAAGATGAAGTCCGAGAAAAATATCCAAATAAATATTGGGGAGAAGAAACAGACCAAGAAACAAAAGCGCATCCTCCGGGTTTGCTAACAGAATTTTCTGAAGCTTTTGGAGATTCTTGGACTCAAGCTAGTGAAGATTTAGCTATTGGTAGTGCTATATTACGTTCTGACGATAGCGAAGCTTTTTCTTTATTGGAGGAAGAATATCAAAATTGGAAAAAATCTCCAGACGATGTTAAAGATTATGAAATTTTATCTGGAGGTTTTGTAGGCCAAGCTTTTGGAGGAGTTGCTAGAGATGTAATGGCTGGATTAGGTGTTGGCGTTGCAGCATCTACTTTTTCTACTCCAGTTGGAGGTTTGTATGTAGGTGCTTCTACAGTAGCAACTTTACAAGGCATGACTGCCAAAGGAGGCTCAATGCGAAACACGTACATTGCAGTACGCAATGAAATGGATCGCAATGGAGACGTAGATTTTGACAAAGCTTATGAAACAGCAAGACGTGTTTCTAATGCTGATGCCGCTTTTGCGGTAGGTGAAGCTGGACTAGCTACGCTAGTTCCTGTTGCACGCATGACTCCCGGTTTAGGCACTAGGGCATTATCTCAAGCAGCAACAAAAGGAGCAGCAGAACTTGGCTTTGATGCAACAATTGGTGCAACGGGTTCGGTTTTATCAGATGTATATGCTGAGTCGGAAGGCATAGACCGAGGTGACATTTTAGAAAATTCATTACGGTCAGCACTACAAGAAATGGTTGTTGGAGGTATTCCTGCTGGATTGCGAACATATAGTGAGTACCAAAACATTAGGCAAGAACAAACAGATTTTGTAAATCAAAGATTAAGGGAAGGAGAAGATGTTCTTCGACTGCCCGATCCAACGCCTAAAGCCAGACTAGCTCACACGCCTTGGATAGAACACGCCGAAACTCCTGACGAAGTTATTTATCCTGCTGTTAGAACTAGAAAAGCCGGAGATAATTTTGATTGGACGCAAGAAGATTTAGACAACAATTGGGAATTTTTAGAAGCTCCAGAAAACAGACCAGAAAATCCGACTGTCCGAGAACTACAAGCAGAGAGAATTAGACAAGCAACAATTAACAGCCCAAACAAAAAAGTTGTAATTGTTCCTGTTTTTTCTGAAGACGGTCAACTTGTAGGCGTAAGAAAAGCTACTCGGGCAGAAGTAGATCAATTAAAACAAGAAGGGAAAAATCCAGTAGTACATCAAGATAATTTTGAAAACATTATAATAGACCAACCCGGAGGAGCCGGAGGACAAGTTCTGTTTTCAAAAGGTGGCGGCGTTTTTTACGAGATGAATCCAGATGGAAGTCTTGTAAGTTTAGACCCGGTAAACCGCAGCGACTATATGGCGGCAAGCGGCGAGTTGCTTCCCTTTAATGAGGCGTTTGTTCCAGACGTAGAAATTGACGAAGGTAATTTAACTTGGAGAGACGTATTAAAATATTTTCCAGAAGAAGTTTTAGCTAAACCAGAAAACCTTGAAGTAATGACAGGAGGTTTAGGTGAAATTGGAAAAATATTAAAACGAGAATTAGACAACAATTTAAAACGGCAAGTAGCTTTAGGTAGAGAAACAGAAGTAACTTCTGGACAATTATCAAAAGAAGCAAAAGAAAAACTATTAGACCAACCAATACCTAATGATCTAGACGCTTTTGTAAAAGACCGAATTACTTCAACTCATCCAGAAGCTCCAGACAATAAAAAGCAAAGGTATTTTGCAGTAGAAGGAGATGGAAAATCTAAAGTCGCAGTCAATGTTTCTAAATTTGGGCATTCAGTAGAAAGAGTTGTTGACGCAGATAAAAGTTTAGCTAGTCAAATTGGAACATTTGAAAGGCTAGTTGAATTACGGACAGCAGCTAACAATCGAATTGAAAGATTAAAGCGAGAAACAATTAAAAAAATAAAAGATTCTGATGCTACAATTTATACTAAAGGCGGCCAATGGACAACGCCAGCTACAGCAGAAGACAACATTAATAAATGGCAGGCTCAATTAGCAGACGCGAACAAACAGCTAGAAACCGCCAAAGCTAAAGGCTCACTAAATGCGAAAATTAAAAGACTAACGAAACAGATTGCAGAGTGGCGAGCTTTATTAGACAAAGCAGCAAAAACATTACCTACTACAAAACTCACTCCTCTACCTAAAGCCGAAGACGCTATTTTGTTTGAATTTTTAAGTAGCCCAACTTCTCCTAGTATTGGCCCGTATGCGTGGGATATACACAGAGATACTCAAACAAAAGGCATAAACGGCAAAGAGTATCTTGTAGATTCTGGAGAAATGGACGCTTTGCTTAAACTTAAAAGCGCATTAGACGGGGTTCAGTTTGAAGTTGGCAATAGTCAAATAGAAACGATAGATGGTTTGTTGTCTGATGGAAAAATAACTCCAGATCAAGCTATGGAAATAGCAAACAAAAATGCGTTTATTCAAGAAGGGCAATTAGAAACTCAGGTAGACATACAAGAAGGAATAGCTGCGGAAACAGCAGTTACAAAAGTAACAAACACAACTAAATCGTATGATAGTAAACTTCCAGTAATAGATTTAGAACGATTTGCCGATCTTGCAAAAAACGATTTAGGTCATTACAACCCAGATAAAGGATACCAGTTATCTGGCGGGACATTTACTAAAAACACAGACGAAGCAATTTTTGACAAAGCTTTACAAAAAGCGTTAGCTGACGATATTAGAACAGTCCAATATCGGGTTAAGCAGATAGAAAAATACAAATGGCTAAAAGCTCAAGTATACATACCTAACAAAAACAACCCTTCGTTTTTAAAAGGCATAGAAGACGTTTTTCCTAAACTGTTTGATGACGCAACTATTGAAACCGCAAAAGATTTAGACAATCGTATAAATGAAATTATTGCTGTTTTAGCTACAAAACGACTTAAAGGAAAAACATTAAAAGCGTTAGATGACTATGTGTACGAAATATCTGAAGCAAACAACAAAGAAATTGAAGATAAAGCAGCCGGTTATTTTAAAACGTACAATTTAAAACCTAAAACATCAACGCACACTTTAGATATAACTACTAGTTTTACTAGTTTATTACAAGATTCAAAAACTAAAGAAGAAGGCATAGAACTAGAAGGAAACCATTTTAACAAAGCACGTAGAGCTTTTCGCGAAGTGCTTACTGCTTTACAAAATTTAGGCAAACTAGAAGGAACACTATATGCAAACGGGTTTGTTAATTTTTCAGCAATTCCACAGCTATACAAAGCCCTTGTTAAATTAGCCATTGCTGCAACTAGCATGGGGATTGGAACAGTTAAGGATTTTGCAAATGCGATTCGTCAACCCGCCGACAATGCCGCAGTCAAAGAAGCTTTTGAAGATGCAAAAGGAGCAAAGATAAGAACTGGCCCAGCGTTTTCTGAGCGAGTATTGCAGGGGTTACTAGAGATACTTAAAAAACGGCAAATCAATAAAGCTGAACAAAAGCAAGCAGTTGCTATGGACGGTTGGGTAAAAGCAAGCTGGGATAGTTTTTTAGATCGGCACAGTCTTGAGCAGTACAAAGAAAAGGGAGAGATTTTACCTCCAGTTAAAACTTTATTTAAACGCACATTTTTAAATGAGTACGTAGATTTGTCGTACATAATGGCTAAAATAGCTAAAGGAGGAGAAGTTTCTACAACACCAGAAATAGAAGACATACTTCGCAAAATTCCAGATTCGCAAAATGCGGCTTATCTTATTGATGCATTAGAAACTGTTGTGGCAGAAAAAGGATTAAACATAGACAAACTGCAAGATAAATTAAAACAAGAATTGCTAGACAACAAAGTTGACGTTAAAAAATTTACTGATTATTTAATAGCTAAACACGCTAGTGAACGAAACGATCACGCAGCTAAAATAAATCCAGATGAGTTTAGTGATGTAAATAACAAAGGCGGTTCTGGTATGGGCAATATAAAAGCGCGAGAAATTCTTAAAGAAGCGCAACGGAACGGAACTCAAAACATCTACGAAAGACTGTATAAAGAATACATAAAGCCGACTAACGACAAAACTTTAGACATAGCTTTTGAATCTGGATTAATAGACCAAGAAAACTACAACAGATTAAAATCGTTTTATCAATTTTACGTTCCGTTAAGAGGCAAAGAAGGCGTTGATGCTTTTATGCAAGCTACTGGAAACGGGGTAGATATACGAGGAGACGAGTTTAAAAGAGCATTAGGTAGGTTTGAAAAGCCAACAGACGTAATTCCATACGTTTTTCAGCAGCACAATAATATGTTGTTGCGTGCCGAAAAAGCCAAAGTGATGCAAGCTTTGGCTGAGTTTGTAGCAAAAAATCCAAACCCAGATATAAAACTTGCTGAACCAGATTATGTGCGTCGAGTAAAAAACATTAAAGGCGTGCCTAAAGTTAAGTGGATACGAAATCCACATTGGACTAACGATACTGATTTGGTGGGTTTTAAAATTGAAGGTAAACAATATTATTTACGGTTTAAAAACAAAGCGTTAGCCCATCGTTTGCGAAACCAAGGTGCTGCTTCTTCTGGAGTGTTTTTAAGACAAGTAGGCAAGTTTACTAAATTAATGTCTAGGTTAAACACTCAATATAATATTGGGTTTACTTTGCCTAACTTTATTAGGGACGTAATGTTTGCAAAAATAAATTTGCAAGCAATGGGGCATGAAAAATTAGCTACTGAATTAGCAAATATTTGGAATATGCCGGGAATGCCAGCGACAATTGCTGGAAAAAAACAAGGCGCAATTATGAAAGCTTTGGCAGCAACTAGCAGAGCAGAACAACCTGAGTTGCTTGGAAGAGTGTTTACTAGATTGTATGGCGACGAAAAAACTAATACTGAATGGGATTCTGCTTATGAAGAAATGAAACAATATGGCGGCAGAATACAATTTAGAGGCATTTACGACATAAGTGATCGCATAACTGAATTAGAAAAACTGTCCCACAAAATTTCTGCGATAAACGGAACTAAAAACCCTTCGTCAAAAAAACAAGCAATTGGAAAATTAACAAAAGGGTTAATTGAATTTATTGAAGATGCAAACTCTGCTTTTGAATCTGCTTCTCGATTAGCTACATATAAAGTAGCAAGAGAAAACGGAGCTACTCCACAACAAGCTGCGTATTTAAGTAGAAACATTTCTATTAACTTTACTAAAAGAGGAACTGCGGGTGCTGGTTTAAACAATTTGTTTATGTTCTACAATGCGTCAGCCCAAGGTAGCTATCAAGTATTAAACAATTTAAAGAACACTAAAAAAGGAAAAGAAATTGCGTTTCAAATTATTTTTACTGGTTTTACATTGGAATGGTTAAACCAAGCTTTGTCTGGAGAAGACGAAAACGGCATTTCTTATTATGAGCAAATTCCAGATTGGAAAAAATCTAGCAACATAATAATTATGAATCCCGTTACTGGAAAAGACGCTTTAACTATTCCTATGCCTTATGGGTACAATGTTTTACATTATGTAGGACACAAAGCAGCTAAAGTAGCTAAAGGAGGATATTTAGGATCAGATCAAATTCCGGGTACTCAAAATCCAGCTTCAGCAATATGGGACATTGGCGAAGCAACTATGGCAGCGTTTAATCCAATTGGAGGTTCTACTAGTGTAGCAAGAGCCATGACTCCAGACGTAGCTGATGTTGTTGTAGATTTAGCGTCTAACACAGATTGGAAAGGCGATAAAATTATGCCCGAAGCAAGTCCATTTGAAGCATACCCTAAACCAGATTCACAACAATATTGGTCAACAGTAAATCCTTGGATAAAAGATTTAACTACGTCTTTAAATTCTATAACAGGAGGCAACACAATTGAATCTGGATTTGTTGACGTTTCTCCAGAAACAGTAGAAACGATTTTGTCGCAGTTTACTGGAGGAGCAGGAAACACTATTATTCGTTTAACAGATTTAGTAAGACCAGATACTTGGAAAGACGGAGTACCCGAAGGTAACGATTGGCCTGTTGTGCGAAGATTTGTAGCAGCACCTAACAGTTTTTACGGATTAGAAAAATACAAAAAAGTGCGAGAGCTTTCAGAAAGAGCAGTCGCAGTACATAAAATGTACGTACAAGAAAGACGTAGAGATTTAGCCAGCGAATTTAAAAGCAAAAACGAAGCTTTGTTTAAAATAAACCCAAGGGTCAAAGCCACTAACTCTAAAATAAGAAGCATCAATAAAAGTATGCGACAAGTTTCGGCTTCGCGAGCTTTGTCAAACGAAGAAAAAGCAATTAAGCTATCTAAATTAAAAATAGAAAAAAACAACGCTATGAAAACTACATACAGCAAATTCATAGAATTGTTTGAAGCAGAATAAAGGTTGCGAGAGGTTTCTCATGGACGTAGAAAAAATACAAAACTACTCGGAGCAATCTAGGTACGATATGCCTAGTAGGAAAAGCGTTTTAGATATTGAAACCTTTAAATCTAGGTTAAGGTTAGAAGAGGGAAAAGGCAAAGAAGGTAGGCCGGGGTATTCTTACCGTGATACTGCCGGACATTTGACTATTGGGTTTGGGCACAAGATCGTGCCGGGGGATGAAAAGATTTTGCCGAAAGGGGCGATAGCGGGAAGAACAGCTTTGACAGATAAGCAGATGGAAAATTTGCTAACTAGAGATGTTGGAGCAAAACTAGAATTAGCTAACAAACTTTTTCCTAAATTTAACAGCTACAATACTGAATTAAAGGGAGCGATATTTGACGGCATATATAGAGGAGATTTGTCTGGAAGTCCAAACACCATAGGATTAATCAACGAAGGCAAATTCGCCTTGGCAGCCAAAGAATATTTAGATCACGATGGATACCGAGAATCACTAGAAGAGGATACTGGCATCCACGAACGAATGGAAAGAAACGCCGCTATATTCAAAAAACAGCAGTTTTTGAGGCGTAAAAAATAATTTAAAAAAATTTGTTGACATGAAAACGCCTTGTGATATTCTCATTTGCACATGGCCAAGAGCGTCACAATTACCTTTGAGATTCCGCTTGATTTGCGGAACCGAATCCTTGAGCAATCCAAGTCTACGGGCATTCGGCTAAAGCAAAATTACCAAAACATTTTCCTCAATGGGTGCGAGTCCACAACCAAGGAGCCAACTGGAGACAAGGTTCTTGAATTTGTGGAAGAAGCTACACGGGCCTGACCTTATTGAAGAACACAAATTTCACCCTGACCGCAAATGGAGATTTGATTTTGCTGACCTTGACACAAAAATTGCAATCGAGATTGAAGGAGGCATCTGGAACCAGAGCCGACATACTCGACCAGCAGGGTTTATCAAGGACTGCGAAAAATACAATACTGGCACTATGTTGGGTTGGAGAATATTCCGTTTACCCGGAGTTTGGATCAACCTCGAAACACTAGAAAAAATAAAAGAGTACATAGAATGCCAGAGAAACACGCAAAGCACTCACCAAGCCAACTAAAATATAAATCCTTCTGTCCTAACTGGGACAACGATAAAGATCAACCAACTTTTGCCGCCGATCTAGGCACTAAACTCCATTTTGGAATGGAACAATATGTTGAGTATTTAATTGGCGATATTAAGGAGTTTGATTTACACGCCTATCCTGCCGAAGAACAAGCACTACTAGCTTGGTGCATGAAAATCGTAGAACCGTATGTTCGTCAGGCAGAGGAAACACACGTAGAATGTGAGGTTCATATTCCAGAAGTAACTTGGGGAACGTGTGATCTTATTTTAAGAACTGGCAGTCACTTGACTATGATGGATTATAAATTTGGTCAAGGCATCATCGACCATCCATCTGAAAATTACCAAGCCAGAGCATACGCACTTGGAGCAGTACACGAGTTTAAAGACATAGAAACCGTAGAGTTTCACTTCCTTATTCCTAAACGTGATGAACACCTTCAACACTCTTGGGAAGCAAGAGAGATATTTTTATGGTTTGATGAGTTTGATGAAATAGTTCAAAAAGCAGATGACCCAAACGCTTCAAATAATCCGTCATTAGACACTTGTGTTTATTGTGGGAACAAAGCAGTTTGCCCGAATGTTATGAGTACAGCAGTTGAAGTAGCTAATAGATATGAAGGTTTGCCCCTTCCAGTTGAACCTAATTTAAACGCCTTGACTTCCCCGGAAGACATGGGACGTGCCTTACAGATTGCTGCCGTGATGGAACGGTTTAGTCGCAGCGTAAAAGCAAGAGCGTTAGAAATGGCATTGGATGGAGAACAGATTCCCGGCTACGAATTAAAGGTCAGAAAAGGGGCGAGGAAAGTAGACGATTTATTGGCAGCGTTCGCAGCGTTAAGTCCGAACGTACTACAACTGGAGGATTTTCTTCCTGCTTGTAAAATTTCAATTACTGAATTGGAACGTGCCGTTAAGGATGTTGCTCCAAGAGGAGAGAAACAAAAATTTGCTGATGCGGTTTTAGGCGACCTAGCGAGTGCTGGGATTGTCTCGCAGAGCAATGAAATCCCATATTTGGGTAAAACAAAATAAACATATAATCGTGTCAAAAAATAAAACTGACAAAACAGAAAAGGAAACGACTGAGATAATGGAAGCTCCCGCTATGCCGGTAGCCTCAGTCGAGATCGCTAACAGTAGTGTCAGCGGAGAAATCTGCCGGACTGATCTGCAAGTGCCAACACTTAAACTGGCTCAAAGAGTCGGGGATTTGGGGGAGGTATTTCCTCCGGGTAGCTTTGTGCTACAAAACGAATTCTCGTTAAGTGAAGGAGACGCACCGATCAAGCTAACTGTCGGTCATTGGAACAAGTACTACTTGGAAAACCTCGAATACGGAGGCGACTCAATTCCTAGACAAGCTAAAGACTTGAGGGAAGTTGCTGAGTTGGGGGGCACAACCGAGTGGTTGGACAACGAACCTCCGACATGGGTTCCAGTTGGAGTAGCAACGTGCGTAATTGAAGGCGAAGACGAAGCTTTCTTTCCGTTTGATTACAACGACAAACGGTACGCAATGGCGTTGTGGACAATGCGGAACACCGCATACAAACGTGCCGGAAGGGTTATTATGACTGCCGCCGCATACAACCTCAAACGAGGTCTGGAATATGGCTCATGGCAGCTAACCAGTAAGCTGGAAACCTTGGGTAAGAACAAGGTGTACGTTCCACAACTCAATAGAGGAGAAACAAACGATGACGAATTCGCGGAGTGGGTTCGTCAGCTAGTTCGATGAGTTAATTAGGTTTGAGGTTCATGCTGCTATTAAGATGCAGACAGGTTTCTATCTTCTAGTTGTTCCTGCATTGACCGCCTCATTCCTAATTAGAATTTAGTAGTTAATATCTCAAGGAGTTCTTGGGAGCTACTAAACCCCGGCCTTGGTTCTGTTAACGGTTTCCAAGGTCGGGGATGTTTCTCTAACTTAAACACTTTCAAAAATAACACTTAAACAATATGCACATATACTCATTCGACGATATAAACGAAGGCAGACAAGCAGTTAAGGCGGCAATGGCAGAAGCAGGATGCTTTGGCCCGGAGATAGAAAAGCTGATGGCAGGACAATCTTCAAACAAGGACATGATCTCCAGTTTCATTAATTGGAAACACCAGAATTGTACCTACAAACTACTGGCGTGTATTACCAAGGGATTAGGCTCGTGGATGGCAGACGTATTAGAACTAGGGGATTCCGCATTAGCTGAAAAGCCAACTGTACGCAAAATTTTTGAGCCGATTGATTGGATGAACGATGACGAAGTAGTCGGGCTACTTAAAAAGTACGGTACTGATGATCTTGAAGAAATCATTGATCGAGTTTACGAAGCTTCCGACAATTTAGAAAAGCACCAAAAATACGCTGACATTGAAATACCAGACGTGGATACCGAGGTATTGCGGCGATCTGAACAAGTGCAACATTTTTTAGTGCAGTTTACCCCTAAAACAGAAAAATAAAATGGCTACTGCAATAGATTTTGAAACTTACTACGACAAAAATTACTCAATTAAAAATTTGGGTAATCAAGGGTACGTAGCACATAAAGACTTTGATCCCTACATGGTTTCTCTCGTTAATCCTGAGAGGGGAATTAAGTACGTAGGTCATCCGAAACACGCCCCTTGGGATAAGCTGCCGGACGTGCCACACTTTGTAGCACATAACGCCGGATTTGATTCCACGGTATTCCAAGGAGCGCAACGAAAGGGCTACATACCTGACAGATTTGCCCCTAAATGGGACTGTACTGCCAACCTATCCGTATATATCCAAGCACCTAGATCGTTAGCTGGAGTCTCGGAGCAGATGTTTGGAATCAAACCGAACAAAACGATTCGCGACGAAATGAAAGGTAGGACATTGTCTGTCCTATCAGAGAGCGCAGAAGCCGATTTAAAACAATACGCACTTGACGATTCTAATTTGTGTCTCCGAGTTTGGGACACATATAGGAATTACTGGCCGAAAGAGGAAAGAGTAATTGCCAGACACACAATGGAGAGTGGTCAACGGGGCGTAGCAATTAACCTCCAGTATCTATGGAAAGGATTGCAGGACTTAAAAGAACGCAAATATGAAGCCGAGAAACTGATCCCTTGGTCATCGGACAGTCCTCCTACGTCAGCGATCTGTTTGAAGGAGTACTGTAAGAACGAAGGAATCCGCGCACCGAAAAGCACAGCAGTAGGCAACGAGGATTGCGAAAAATGGGAAGCGGAGTTTGCGGATCGTTACCCAGTAGTTCAAGCGTTGAGAGATTGGAGAAGTGCTAACCGGCTTGTCCGATTGTTGGAACTTATTGCTGAACGTCAGAACGGGACAAACAGCTTAATTGAACCCGGGCTTCTCCCCTTTAATCTAAAATACTTTGGAGCAACGCTAACTGGACGTTGGAGTGGTGATGCCAAAATTAACTTACAGAACATACCTCGCGGGGAAACTTTCGGAGTTGACGTGCGAAAGATGTTCGTGCCGAGAAATGGTAAGAAATTTATCATAGCTGATCTAGCGCAGATTGAACCTCGTTGTTTAGCTTGGACGTGTGGAGATACTCAACTACTTGACTACGTTAAGCAGGGTAAAGACATATACGAAGCTCATGCTTTATCTACAATGGGAGTTAAGCGAGTCACTAAACAGGCTAGGCAACTGGCTAAAATACGTGTGCTTGGATTGGGATATGGTTGCGGAGCTAATAAGTTTGCTAAAATTGCTGAGAATTGGGGCATTGAAATGTCCTTAACAGAAGCAAAGAAGGTTGTAAGGAATTACAGAAAAGACAACCGATCCATATTGGACTTCTGGGCTAAATGTGAGGAGGATTTTGTAGCAAACGTAGGGCAAGACCATAGGTATCGACTGCCTAGCGGCAGATGGATCACCTATTTTAATGTGTTTAGCCAAGAGAAACTTGGATGGGGCGAAAACTACATTAACCATTTGGCAGCTATAACTAGAGGAGCCAAACCCCGGTCATTTTACGGGGGTAAGATTTGTGAGAACATTATCCAAGCTACTGCCAGAGATGTTTTTGCAGACGCATATTTTAGAATACTGAAATCCGGGTTTAACATAATCTGGACAGTACATGACGAATTTATTGTCGAGGTCGATGAAAACGACTCATCTGCAAGGGAAGAAATCGAGAGATTAATGTCGATAACCCCCGAGTGGCTTGAAGGATGTCCCATCGGAGCCGAGGCAATAGAAGCGAAACACTACACAAAATGAAAAACGATAATAGGAAGTACATTAGTCTTCTTGAGCCGGAGGGTAAATACCTTCGCTTAAAAAGAGTAATGGATAGCGACCCGTTTTTGTTCCGAGGGTTAACTGAGGAACGTGAAACGAGGTTTAAACGATGGCTACCGTCCAACACGCACGTATATGAGGCGTTTGTAGACTATGCCAGAGAGCTAAAATACGCCAATCGCCGCAATTACTACTCTGCACGGGCGATTTGGGAACGGTTACGTTGGGATACAATGGTACACGACAAATTCGGAGGTGATACAAAACTGTCTGATGTAAATATGCCGTTTGTATCATGGCTATCTATGGCAGCAGAATCCGATCTGCGCGGGATGTTCAAGAAAAGAATAAAGAGGGAGGACATCGCATGAAAGCAACTACGTCAATCAACGGAAATGTTGTGTCGGTCAATCTGCCGGAAGGCGCAAGGAACTGGTCTAAATTAGACAGTCCAAGTGAGACTGAAAACAGCAACAACTCAGTACGACAGGATAGTGTACATAAAGCACTAACTCCTCGGATTATTAAAAAGAAAGTTGTTAGATATTAATGAACACATACACACGAGGAGAACGTCGGACGCTTAAAGCAGTTAATAAGTTGGATCTAAACCCCTGCCCGGATTCGGGAGAAGGCGTGCATAGTTGGATATGGCACGTAGCTTCCACATATCATGCGGCTGGAGTAGGTATGGAAGAGGCGAAGGACTATTGTGACCTTCATGCCACTCGTGCCTTACAACCTAACGAAGTAGAAAACGCATTCATTAGTCTCCAAAACAGGAGCAACATTGAACGCAATAGGTGGCCTAAAAAGTCAGCCTATTTAACGGGCGTTGCAATTGAAGAAGCAAAACGTGAAGCGGGATTAGCGGCTGAAATAATCGGTTGCTTAAACTCAGGAGGTCTGGGCGAAATAGAAACGCACAGAATTCTTGAGCGACTCTATCCAGACAATCCCCTAATATGTTGCGGCAAGACAACTTGGTTAACTCAAACAAAGCCTTTGTCGGAATTTACGGCAAAGCACTTATCCGAGTGCCAATTTATCGTACCTAATCCTATGAGCAGCGAAACTGGGACAACCCAAGCAGGGAAGCCAAGTAATCGCAGCTTACAAAACACCGGCCCGAGACAATACCTTGTCGTGGAGTTCGATGAAGGATCGCACGAGGATCATGCCGCGCTTCTACAATGCCTTGACGGGTATGAAGACTGCCGACTATGCCTAGCACTAACGTCTGGGAACAAGTCGCTACATGGATGGTTTGACGTGCGTAGGTTCGATGAGGAACGTGCCAAAACATTCTTCAAGAAAGCTCTCATGCTTGGCGCGGATCGTGCCACATGGACGAGATCGCAGTTGGTCAGGATGCCGAACGGCACTAGAGTAATCAAAACTACTGACCAAGGAGTTCTAACAAGCAAACAAACAGTACTACACTACCATGTTTAAACTTGTTGAACTTGACCACAGAATACCGTTGCCGGTCTGGTACTATCCGTATAGTGAAAAGTACTATGTCCAAAACGATATGAGGGAATACATTCCGTACAGTAAATCCACTCTAAAACTTATCCTACGTAAATGGGGAATGAGTACACGCGCTCAAGACGATGAGCCGTTGTCGGAAGTGGACGAACTGTTCGCAGATGTTTCGTACAATAAAACGGTGTCGTTTGCCGGACGTTTAGCCGGGGCCAGAACTGGTTGCTACTGGATAAATGGCAAACGCATACTCGTAACGCAAAGTCCAAACGTAATAGCCGCAAAACCAAACGGGGAATTCCCTATGATACAATCCGTAATAGATCAACTGTTCAATTGTGACATAGATCAAAGACCCTACATATATGGTTGGCTTAAAAAAGGACGGCAAGCGTTAGTCCAAGCAGACCCTTTACCGGGACAAGCTCTCATCCTAGCAGGGCCGAGAAACGCCGGTAAAAATCTGTTTCAAGACCTAGTAACTGAAATTCTAGGTGGACGTGCCGAAAAACCATACCGCTACATGATCGGGAAAACCGAATTCAATAGCGACTTGTTTGGTGCGGAACATTTGTGTATCGCAGATGAAGTGCCGTTCCATGATATGGCTTCACGCCGAGTGTTTGGATCTAAAATAAAAGATATGTGCGTCAACTCCCTACAGAGTTGTCACGGCAAACACAAGGAAGCGTTGTCTCTTGTCCCGTTGTGGAGATTGTCGGTGAGTGTGAATGACGAGCCAGAAAACCTTGTCATGTTGCCTCCACTAGACGATTCCATCGCTGACAAACTCATCATGGTGCGCGTGGATCGTGCGAAAATGCCGATGCCTACTGATACTCCAGAGGGAAGGAGGAAGTTTTGGGATGCCGTATGTGCCGAACTGCCTTACTTCGTTAATTTTTTGGATGATTATGAGATTCCAGAAGATATGAAGGACTCCCGGTTTGGTATTAAGGCATTCCAGCATCCAGCACTCGTAGAAGTACTCCAAGATATGTCTCACGAGGTTAGACTGCTTGAGTTGATGGATACAATTGTCGTGCCGAGTAGTGGAAGTTGGAAGGGTACGAAGGAAGAGTTGGAAACGGCACTTCTTGAAGACCCGACTTACAAGCGACAAGTTGAACGGCTATTGTACTATCCAACTGCTCTCCAGACATACTTGCGGAGGTTAGCCAAGACGAGGCCGGAGCGGGTTAGACATTTTCGGTCTAGCGGCAAAAGTAAGTGGGAAGTTGAGTCCAAATGATTGGACTGCCATAAGTTTAGTAACCATATAGTGTCGTCAAGTGCTTCAATTTTGACCTTTCACAAAAAAAGTAGTGTGAATAACTATGGATATTTGTGAATAAGTCGGTGAAAATTTTGCACAAACCTTGGAATTGAAGCACTTGACGACACTATGTGGCCTAAACTGGCATTTTTGACATGAAAAATAGCAAAATAAGCATTAAACTAAAAATCCCATGCGCGAACTACTAAATACGTTGTTTTTGGCACTAGATGAGGTTGCTAAAATAGGATGTAACAAGACCATTCGGATAATTGAGAACGCCATTAAACAGGCACAAACCATAGAAAAAGAACATGACAGATCAAGAGATAAGGAACAGAGCGGTAGCTGATTTTGTTGCCGAGGGAACGGCGAAATTCAACGCCGGTATTCAAGAACACAATCCCAACGGGGATAAAGGGCTGGATCGAATGAGCAAAGCACAGAAACTCAAAGCAGTAAAAGAAGAGATACTGGATTTGTGGTTTTATGTCACAGCTTTGGCGATTGAGGTAGAACGTGATGCAGATAAAAAGGACAATGCCTAGAACATACAGTAGGAAATATCTAGATTTGGATGTAAACAAATCCGACCTAGACAAGAAGTTCAAGAGGTTTGCTAGAAGGCACGGGCTTAAACCTAGCGAAGTAGGTCACCACGAGAGTCGCACAATGGCTTATAAGGTTGATTTTCCGCATAAAGCAGCTAGGACAGCCGAGGTAAGGAAACGGTACGGTAGTCCTGACTATGTTAGGCGTAAGTATTGTGAATTAGCACGAGAGGTTTCTAGTTAACAAGCAGCATGAAACAGCGAACGATAGCGGAAACTACGAGCGAGTTCTACGGGGTTGATCTGGATGAAATGAAAAGTCCTGACCAGCATCGAAGAGTAGTTTGGCCTCGTAATGTGTGTATGTATCTGGCTGCCGATCTCAAGATTAAAAAAAGCGAGATAGGTAGATTCTGGAACCGGGATCGAACAATCGTGTATAACGCATTGAAGAAGGTCGGAGGAGAGATTGAAACAGATAAGTCTAAACTAAATGAGGTGAGAAAAATTGTCAGCTTGTTGAAGAAAAGACTGTAATCCCGACACGAGAGGTTTCTCGGTAGCGAGAGGTTTCTGGTATGCAAAACGCCCCCGTGAAAGCATCAAACACGAGGGCGTTTTTATTTTTGTTCCCCTTAACCACAAAAAGAACGCGCCCAGTTTAAGGACGCGCTCCCTGCTGTCAACTATTTTAGTTAATTTTATGAGGCGTTGTCCTCCTCAATCGGCCAAACTCCGTCAAACTCAAAAGACCCTAGTTCCTTGAATTTTTTGTGTTCTTGTTTTAGATAAGTGACAACACCAGAAACACCAGAGAAGCAATCCATGTCCTTGAGTCGGACAATTGAATTGCGAGTTGTCCCTTCGTATTTTGTCACCAGTTTGGCGTGTGTAGTATGTCTCGGCGGTTTCATCAGAATCCGTATTCTTTCTGCCCTGTCAGGTCATCTTCATCCCACATTGAGACGAGTTCGTCAAACTCTGCTGGCATGAGTCCAGACAGGGCCAAGCAATCGGCATATTTAAAACCGTAGCGACAGCGCAGCTTGTGGCAAGCGTTCCCTAACAGGACACCTTGGCCGCCCTGCGCGTAAAAGTACACTTGCGTTTTTAGCGTTGCGATATCCTCTTTAATTTTTATTGGCATTATCTCTTTTATTTTCTTTTCTTTGGTTTTGTGTAGTTACTGTTTTTCTTTTTTTGTATTATTGGTTCTTCCGCGAATTTCCCGTGTACGGCGTAATATGCCTTTTTCGGGTTTCTCCCGGCGACTTTTTGTTTCATACTTTTTCCCATTATTTTTCCTTTCGTTTTTATATCATACCAAACCAACTAGCCGCGATCATTGCGACAAACCACAGAAGGAATAGGTAGCCCAACACTATTATCGTTTTATCTTTGTTTATTTTTCAGCCTTTCGTCTATCATTCTTTTCCTTGTTCCGTGTGCTGGAAATCCAACTACGAAATCTCTGTTTTTATACCAACATAACCGACAATTACTGCACGAGATATTTTTGTTGTATGTCGCCGGACAAATAGACACTTTAATTCCACCGGGAGTTCTCATGTCTAATTTTTGCGTTGACGGCACAGTCACGGTTACCGGCGCGATCCCGAGAGAGCTTTTGCGGTCGGCATCTCTCAGGCTATCCGCAGACAGATTAATCGTGAATCTCGTGTGTTCATTCACCCAGTTAATTATGTTTTTATTTGAGTGTGTCAACGGTTTGTGTGTGTACGTGAAGCCCCGAGAGCTTCCGTTTACGTTCGCGAGGGTTTTCACTTTCGCGTGGTCAATGGCCCCGTTTTCTCCGGGTAAGTCTCCAACTACGGCGTACCTCCAAAGTTTATTTTCGGGTATCCAGTTTAATTTCTCCACCAGTTGACCGAATGACAGCGAGACGTTTCGCCAATGGATTGAAACCGCCCCGTGTTCCCCGTAGCAGCCGCGCCCCTTTAACGGGCAAGCGTCCGGGCAAGTGATCCTGTCGGAGTACACCGCCGGGATCGGCCCGAGCTTTCGGTTGGAGCTTTCGTGTATGTATTTAAATTTCATATTAAAAAAAGGACGGCAGCCTTGCGACTGCCGCCCCGTTCCCTTGTTCCTCCTAGTTGGACATCGGCTCAACGCCGGCGACTACGTCCAACACTTTGTGCAGGTTTTGAGTTCGCCCACACATATCAACGGGAGCCAGCTTTTTGTGTCTCTCCGTTACAGCGTTAAATAGATTCCAAAGCTTGCCCTCCGTTGAATGCACAACGGCTGGATTTTTGTATTCCTCGACGATGTCAATCACTTGGTTGCCCGTGATCGCCTTGCCGCGCAATAGCTCGATAACCGTGTCGGATATCTTTTCGGTTGATAGCTCAACGCGCTTGTATTTGTTGATTCTCCGGCTTTGAAAATCGAACGCCGCGCCCATCTTTGAGACGGCTCCTTGGATCATGCCGGGAAGGTTTTGCATGATGTTCTTGGTGTGTCGGTGCTTGCACATAATCTCCCCGCTAAAGGCCAAATTATCGCAGACAAAAACATGGCTGCCGATGCAAAGCCCGGAAGCGAATGATTTATCCATGCTGTTCCGTAAGCCGAGAATGTTGTTAAATTCTGGATCGTCAGGCCCGAGCGCGTCGTGATTTTTCAGCGACATAACGCCAAAAAATTTTGCTCCGTCTGGCGTGATTCCATATTCCTGTTCGTCCACCTCGAAGCCGAATTTTTCCAAGGCCATGACCGTTTGCCCTACCAGTTCCTCGTGTGGAATTGGAAAGTGACCGCGCCCGTTTTCGTTGATCGTTGGCTCCGGCGTTGGGTAATTTTTGATATCTTCCCGTTGGCATGACTGCGCTCCTTTGTGCAACATTAAACCTAAAGCCATTTTAGAATCCTCCTTTCGACAGGGTAAATGGTGAAGCGGAAGCACGATTTATTTTTACGTATCCGCGCCTCGTGTGGGTCTTTTTTTCAATGTTGTTTTTTACCCCGTATCTGCCGCCGCTGAATGGGTAGCGCACCCTTTCGGCTATTTCGTCCACGATTTGATAAACATCGCTATTCGATGCCAAATCTCTGTTCACAATCGCCGTTTCGACTGCGTTGTTTATCAACACGTCCAAAAAGGCCCGTTTTTCTGTTTGTTGTTTTTCCATAATAAAACCCCGTTTTTGTTGGGGCAAAACGAGGAGACAACACTTTTAAAATTATTTCAAATCTTTTTTGCCTTTTTTTTCAGATAGTTTTTGCAAGTATTCAGCCACATGGCAGCGAAAAAAAAGCACGGCGGACACAACAAAACACCCCAGCACAAGGTTGATGCGGTAGTTGACGGGCTGAAACAGGGCAAAGGCATTAACGAGCTTGCCGTTGATAATGATCTTGGTCGAACAACGGTTGCCTTGATACGTGAGAAAAACCGCGACGTTGTCCCAAACTGGAGACGCAATACCGCGAATTCAATGATGGAACTCGCGACAGAGCTTGTGGATCATCTAAAAGACACTTACCAAGACCTACCGCCCCAAAGTAAACCGATCTTGTTGGGCATTTTATCCGACAAAATACGCGACTTGACCAGCGAAGGCGGCTCCGTTGTGCAACATCAGCACGTGCATATTAATCACAACGACTTAAACGCGCTCATGTCCGGCAAAAAAGGCACGTAATCCGCGAGACTTCTTTTGTGCGTTGCGCGTGTCGCGTGTGTGCGTGGTGCGTGCCGTAAATTTTACAATTTCGGACATTAAACGTTATATTTCGTTCGTTTGGCGGCGAAGCCGCTGCGCGTGCGCGTTACGGGCGGGGGGGATGCGAGCGCGTGCGCGAGGAATACACCACTAATGGATTTACGTTTAAAATTTTTTTTGACAAAAAGGGCGTGACTCAGTAGATTTTGGGCGTAGTCTTTAAGGCATGGCGATGAGTCATGTTGAACAAGTCAAAGCTTTTACTAACGACGTAGATATGTTGGTTCGCCGTTATTGTTTGGAGTTTGATTTGGGATATGTAGACATGGCTGGCGTTTTACAAGAAGCTCAGTTTTTTCTATTGCTTGAAGCTGCCGGACTTCTAGAAGAAGAAGACGAAGACGAAGCACTTTAATTATGGCTTTTACGCCGACTCCGCATCCTGTTTTAGCGATACCCTCTAAAGAGAGGATGCTGGAATTTAAAAAAAGAGGGAAAAAGGGTCTAGATGAACTTGCTGAACTTTTGAAAAAAAGGGAGGAGTTAATTCGGCTAGAAAAAAACGACCCTTATCGCTATGGATTTGAACCCGCTAATTGGAAAGACGCTGACCGGCTATGGTCTGAGGCATCTGAGCTACTTATCCAAGGGGGAAATAGAGCGGGTAAATCTGAGTATGCGGCTAAACGGGTTGTCCAAGCGTTGACTAGTAAAAAGAACGCTAAAGTGTGGGTTCTTGGAATGACCGCGCAATCTTCTGTGCGAGATCAGCAACCTCTGGTTTATAAATATATTCCAGAAGAATGGAAAAATTTAAAGAAGACAAAAGTTCAAAATGTAAGCTATAGCCAAAAAAACGGATTTACTGAAAACACGTTTGTTCTTCCTAATGGATCGCAATGTTGGTTTATGAATTATAGCCAAGAAATGCGAGTTATTGAGGGCGGCGAAGTGGACATGATTTGGGCAGACGAATTAGTGCCATTGCCTTGGATTGAGACGCTACGTTATCGGCTAGTTACCAGAAGCGGAAAATTAATTGTCACATTTACTCCTGTTGATGGGTACACGCCGACAGTTAAGGAATACGTTAACGGCATGAAAATCCTAGAAACCCGCGACAGCCCATTACTTCCAGATGCGGTTAATGTCGCTGGATGCCCAGTTGGGGAAATGCCGTACACAGCAAAGGGCCGAAAAGAGAACAGCCGGATTATTTGGTTTTTTACAGCAATGAATCCGTACAACCCCATTGCTGAGATGGAGAAGACTCTCCAAGGCGAAACATCTATACAGATTAAGCTGCGAGCGTATGGTTTTGCTCAGAATCTAACCGGAAACCAGTTTCCTAAATTTTGCCACGTTCATATTTTGGAGGCTAAAGACATTCCCGAAGAAGGCACGAACTACATTGCGGTTGATCCAGCTTGGAGTAGAAATTGGTTTATGGTTTGGTTGCGGGTAGACTCTAAAGGCAGAAAGTACATTTACAGAGAATGGCCAGATCGGAAGTCTTTTGGAGAATGGGCTATCCCCGGCGAAAAACCAGACGGGTCTATTGGGCCAGCACAAAGCGTTGGTGGAGGCAGGGGAGTGGAAGAAATAAAAGACATAATAGAGTCTTTGGAAAATGGGGAAGAGATTGAAGAGAGATACATAGACCCTCGCGCTGGAGCTACTCAAGCGGCAGGAAGAGAAGGAGGCACGAGCATAATAGACTTGCTTGAAGAAGGGGATAATCCTATGTACTTTCGGCAAGCGGCTGGCATATCAATTGCCAACGGGCTGACTATCGTTAACGATTGGTTAAACTACGATCAAAACGAGCCGGTTACAGTTTTAAACGAACCGAATATGTATGTGAGTGAAGAGTGCGGAAACATTATTTACTCTTTGCAGGAATGGACTAACAGAGATGGTGATAAAGGGGCTAGTAAAGACCCTATTGACTGTTTAAGATATTTGGCAGTTATGGAACCTATATTTGTATCAGATAGTACGTTCAAAGCGTCAGTAGTACAAGGATATTAAATGGAACAGAGTAACGACAAGTTAGTTGAACGGCAGGATCGGCCCGACGTACCAGAACTAACAAAAGAATATATAAGAAGTCTCCACGATGGATACTCGTTAACTAAAGTATCGGAAGCCGACAATGTTCGTTTGACTAAATGGGACGGGCAGAGTGATGACGGCAAAAAACATAGTGAGAATTTAAACGAAGGAAAACAGGCATTTCCGTGGGAAGGCGCGAGTGATACCCGGATTCCTTTGGCCGATTCTATAATTAACGATTGCGTAGACGTGTTGACTACTGCGGCAAGCAGGGCAACGCTAAAAGTTGCGGCTACTGAAGTTGGAGACGTTGAACAAGCCGCAGTTGCCAACAAGATGATGCATTGGCAACTAGACACTAAACTCTACCACACAATAAATCGTGAGGCTGAGTTGTTGGCCCAACATGGACTTCAATACGGTTGGAGTGCGTTGTTTGTAGGTTGGGAACAAAAAGTTGCGCTTAAACAAGTTCCAATTACGATGGAACAAATTGCGGAGATGTTGGAGCAATTGCCGCAAGACGATCCATTGAGGGATTTTCCAGATTTAATTGCCAATCCAGATACAGAGGACGAGGCAGTTGCAATAGTTAAAGCCCAATATCCAGATGCTACGGATAAAGAGGCTAGAGATGCCGTTAAGGATTTGCGTGAAACTGGTCAGACGAACGTGCCGAGAGCATATTTGGCAGTTAACCAACCTTCGCTTGTGGCACTAAAACCTTGGGAAGATATTACTTTTCCTCCAGAAACTACCGATTTGCAGTCGGCTAGGGTGGTGTTTAGGCGTGTTTTCTTAACTGAAGCCGAACTTCGGGCTAACGTGGTTAATGACGATTGGAACGAGGAATGGGTTGAAAAAATTATCCATACGGCTGGAAGGTCGGTTGAGTTTTTTGATTTTTCACAAAGCGTTACAAACATTTCGTTAAACGATACTGTTACTAGGCAGGACAATTTAATTGAAATAGTATACGCATACACGAGGCAAATTACTGATGACAACATACCCGGTATTTATTGTACTATTTTCAGCCCTTTATACACAACAGACGATAGCGGCAACCATATCTTCGCGAAACATGATCTACTGGATTATGCTCATTGCCGTTATCCTTTTATTGAGTTTCGTAGGGAGAGGCTCAAAAGACGAGTAATGGAATCTAGGGGTGTGCCTGAGATTTGCGAAACTTGGCAGAATGAAATAAAGACTCAAAGAGATTCTATATTTGATTCAACTAGTTTTGAAACCTTGCCGCCAATCATGGTGAATAAGCGGATAGGTTTGGCTAATAAAGTTGGCCCAGCAGTTCAGCTTCCAGTTACTAAACCCGGGGATTATGAGTTTATGAAGCCGCCGCCCCGAACACCTAATACGGCTTTAAACCTTATAGAATTGGTAGAAAGGCAGGCCGATAGTTATTTTGGCAGGGCTAACCCAAGCGTCCCTCCTGTGCAGACGCAATTGAAGCAGCAGCGCATGGTGAATAACTGGTTAACAACTTGGACTGAGGCGTACCAGCAGATGTTTGCTTTGTGCCTTCAGTATCTATCTCCAGAAGAAATTAATCGCATTACTGGGTCTGGAGTTATTCCAGAATCAGATATGATGCAATTTGATTTTGTTCTTAAATTTGATGTTCGTGAAATGGACACGGAATATGTGGACAAGAAACTTGCCGCAATTAGTCAGTATATCGTGCCGCAAGATGTGGGAGGCGTTTTAGACAGAAACAAACTGATCGGAATGCTTACTAAAGCGATAAGTCCAGATATTGCTGACGAGCTTATTATCGACCAAACTACAGCAAGCCAAAAAATGTATAATGACGTTAAAGGCGAGATTGGAATGATGATGCTTGGAAACGAGGCTACTTATGTTGAAAATGACCCTTCTGCAAAAACTAAACTACAGTATGCTCAAGACATTCTTTCGAGGAACCCGAAGGCACAATCGGCCCTACAAGGAGATGAGGTCTTTCAAAAGCTGTTTGAAAACTACTCGAAAAATCTACAAATGTCGGTTATGCAGCAAGAAAACAAAACTATCGGTCGAATTGGAGTTAGTCAGTTAACTTAATGGACAATTTATCCCCATACACTTTTGAGAAAAGTCCATTGTGGGACGACATTATTGGTAGGTTAACTGTTACAATTGAGTCAGAAATTAGCGAAGCTATGGCTCAAGCGGTTACTCCAGAAGTTAGATCGCATCAATGTGGTCGGGCTGAAGCGTTAATGGACTTTAAAAATACTTTGGAACACTTGCGAAATTCTGCAAAAAAATAACCTTGACAGTATGGGCTAAATCCTTACATTTTGATTTTTGGTTTCTATGTACCCATTAAAAACATTGTTTGCCTAACTTGCAGGGCATGAAACTAGCATGAGTGAAAACATTGTAGAGGGAGAAAGCAGCACTCCCCAATCGACGGAAGCTGCAAAAAGTAACGTCGGTATCCTAGATACTGACGGGTTGGCAGACCAACTGGAAATGTTGTTTGGCGAGCCTAACGAGTCTACTGCGGAAAGTGTAGAAAAAGAAGAATCGCCCTCTATTGAGGAGCCGACTGAGGAGGTTGGTTCTGAAGAGGTAGCTGAAACTGATCTTTCTCAAGTTGAAGAACCTTCTACGGAGGCTGACTTGGCCGGAGAAGAGGAGGTCGAAGAAGTTAGAGAAGAATCCCCGCATAAGGGTCTTCTGAAACGAATCGACAAACTCACCGCCAAAAGAAAAGAAGCCGAAGGCAAGGTAGATAGTTTGGAGGACGAAGTTAATCTTCTCCGAAAACAGTTGGAGGAAAAGGATGACATGAAAGAAGTCCCTGTTCCAAAAACTGACAATCCATACAGTCATTTGAAGTCAACTGCTCAAGTCGAAAAAGAAATTGAGCAAGCTGAAGAGATTATGGAATGGGCAGAAGATAATTCTGACGGAGCGGAAGTCACAAATTCTCAAGGAGAAGAAATTTCTTACTCTAGAGAAGACGTAGCGCAAATTAAGAAAAACGCTAGACGCGCTTTGAGGAAACATCTTCCAGAACAAGCCAACTATCTACGAGAGGAAACGGAAGTTAATTCGCGAGTGGAGCAGATTTTTCCTTATTGGAAAGACCGCACTTCTGTTGGATACCAAGAAGCAATGGAGATAGTAAAAAATCGCCCTAACTTAAAACAGTATCCTACATGGAAAGCAGATGTGACTATGTTCCAGTTGGGGTTGCAAGCGTACAAAGAAATGACTACGGATAAGCAACCAAAAGCAAAACCAACTAAAGCTCCAAAACAACCTTCTGCCCCTGCCGAAGCTCCGGTTGTGAGTAAACCCGCTCAAGCCAAATCAGTCGCCGCTAGAAAAAACTTTAGCTCTGGAGGAACAGTTGATGCTTTAGCGAACGTGTTAGAAAACGATTACTTATAGAAAGATAAATTATTATGGCAGTTCTTTTAGAAACTGGATACAACGGCACTCAATCGGGTGGCCGCGAGGATTTGTCTGACCTTATCAGCAATGTCGATGCTCGTTCTACTGTTTTTACTTCCCTCGCGAAGAAAGGCAAGAAGCCCGGCAATGCTGTCATGGGATGGCAGATGGATAAACACGATGAGCCAGATGCAACGGCTTATGTAGATGGAAAAGACGTGTCTATGACGCAAGCCCAAGATGCGGCTAATTCAGCATCTAGTCCTGCGTTTGGAAACCCCGGTGCTTCTCGTAAGCTTCAGCAAAATTACATTCAGCTATTTAGGCGTACATTCCGTATTTCTAATTTGGCAAATGAAATTCAGATTGTTGCTGGCGTTAAGTCTGAGTTGGCCAACGGTATTGCCAAGAAACTCGTATCGCTAAAACGTGATATGGAGTATGTGTTCTTGAGCGACCAAGACGCTGATGCTGACACAGGAAGTGTTGGTTATAAGACTAAAGCAATGGGTAGTTTTTTGCGTAGAACTGCTTACGAACTTGGTAGTGCGCCTTATGGTGATCTAAATAGTGAAAATGCTGCTTACGCCGATAACGACGCTGGCGGCAGGAATGGTACAGATTTTCGTGTAGACGAGTCTTTCTGTATGCCGAAAGATAGTTCTTACGAAAGCACAGTTGCGCTTCTTACTGAAGCTGACGTGCAGAACGTATTAAAGTCTATCTACGACACGACCGGAAACATTCGGGACTATGATGCTGTTGTTGGAACTGCTTTGAAAAGAGCCTTTACTAACTTCACTCAAGGTATTACTAATACTCTTGCTGGCAGCGGAAGCGGCGCAACTGCTATTGCTGACACAACGGCAAGCCCGATTAAGACATTCACCCAAGACGCATCTTCAAAATCGTTTATTAATGCGATTGATTTGTTCGAGGGTGATTTTGGCCGTTTGCGATTACACCCCTCCACCTTTATAAATGAGCAAACATCTGCTTCTGCTAATGCTGTTCGTGCTTATAAGGGTTACGTGATTCCGTTTGACCAAGTGGAAATCCGCTATGGTAAACTTCCTGAGATTAAGGAGTTGACCGATAATGGCGGCGGCCCAGCTAGGTTGATTCAGGCAATTGCCGCATTGATTGTCAACAATCCCCAGAATTTTGGGTATTTTGACTGCACCGCATAATTAATTATGTACGCCCCAGAAGGATTAAGCGATGAGATGGCTTCCCTTGTGGGGCAATCACTTCAGAGACAGTTGGCTCGTGAGCATCAAACCTCACGGGCCAACCAATCTGGAGGTATTTCTAGAGAAGCTAGGAAAGAATCTTACCACACTTCTTTCGGCCAACACAAAGCGCGAATAGAAGCTACTTCATATCATTACTGGGGCAAACGCCTTGGATATGATTGTTGGAACGACCGCAAGTTTATTAAAGAATATTTGCGAGATAATCCAGAAAGTAGAGTAAATTCTGCCGGAGGCAAAAATGCTACGGTAGGGTATGGAGGAAAAAAACCACACGGTTATTACGATACTCCAGTTGGAAGAGTGACTTTTAGAAAAGTCTATGGTAGAAACACTCGCGTAGAAGTCGATGCGAACGCTTGATTTTAAAGACGTTGTTTACGGAACGGCGCAATTAGCTGGGTTAGACCGAGATAATTTGCCGGGACATTTTTTTAAACAAGTTCGTGATTTTGCTAATACTCGATTGGCTATTGCTTGGGAAACTGAGTATTGGCCAGAAACGATGAAGATAGTTGAACGAACCGTCACTACTTCTAATGATATTAGCACAATGGACTATCCAACGGACGCTGGAGAGGTCTTGGAGATTTACAGTAAGAACCCTAAAAAGACTACTAATCTTGATGTTGTTTCTTACGTATTGCACGATACTGGGGCTGACAGCGACGATAATGTTGGTAAGTCCGTTGTTGTTTATTCTACCACAACGCCTTTATTCATGGAGTATAAAAAGGCTAGGCCAGAATTAGTAGGCGATGTGAACGTAACTACTGCGTTAGTCCAAGGTGACCAAATCTATTCTGACGGTAATTTTTGGGAAGCTAAAACAGCTAGGAATGCGGGTACTCATCAACCGATTGAATCTGACGGTACTGTTGATTCTACTAATTGGTCTAAAATTCTAATACCTAAAATATTTCAAAATTATCTAATAAGAGGAATCTATTCAGATTATCTGAGAGCTAACGGGCAGCTAGAAGCTGCGTCTATCGAAGACAACAATGCCAATGGGATGTTAGTTATGGAATCAGATAAACTCTATAGACAACAAGGACAAGTTAGAACCACTAAAATGGTTACTTATTGACTTTTGTTATGGATAAATCCAAACTAAAAGAAGCACTAGACGTATTGTATGTTGCATCTGGCAACGCACAATTGAACCGACAACAGCACGAAGTTGTCACAAATGCAGCCCGTGTAATTATGCAGGAATGCGGATTGGACGAGCAGCCAAACGGTGGCCAAGAAGTTCTTGAGCCGGAAGTAGTAGAAAAAGATAATGGCAACTAATGTAAGCATAGACGGTGGAAATAACTGCGAAGTCCAATCTTCTGCGGGAACAAAAGCTCCGACAAACGACCGAAAAAAAGTGTTAATTACTGCTGCTGCTGGTGGAGCAGCGGGTACTTTTACGCTTGGTTCAGAAACTACAGCTATTACTGTAGCAGCAGGAACTATTTTAGATTTAGGAGCGTTTCAAGGAACGATTACCACGGTAGGTACTGCACGAGCGATAATCATATCCTAGTGTCTTTAGACGATGTTAAAGTATTTTTTGCAAGCATTACGGGACTTGGAAACTGGATGCTTGACATTGATATGCTGCTTAAAGTCAGCATAAGTGCTGCGACATTAGTGTATATAATTCTTAAAATAATAAAACTAGTAAAGAAAGGAGAGTAGTTATGCCCCACGGCAAAGGCACATACGGAAAAAAAGTAGGAAGACCCCCTGCAAAAAGTAAATCGGCAAGTAAGCCAAAAAGCAGTTCTTATAAAACAAAAAAGAAATGATAAAATCTAAAACATTCTGGGCTGGAGTAACTGGGTTAATTGGCGCAATATCTGGCTACCTAACTGGTGAGCTAGAAATGGGTGCGGCAATGAACGTAGGAATTACTTCTATTTTAGCAATTTTTGTTAGACACGGTGTATCTAAAGTAGACAAAAAACTCGGAAGCGTTGAATCAGTAGATGCTAAAGAGGAATAGATGAGGTAAATCCTGTGGGATTAATAAACGCTATAATTGCGTTGTGTAAAGCCGTCCCAGTTTTGGAACGGCTTTTTTTGCAAATATCAGATGGCATTAGAGAGCAAAAGGCAAAGAGTAGATATGAGGATAAACTTGCTCACATTGATGCTGCTATGCGTATCCACGGGTTGCCAAACAAAGATAGAGTACAACAACGTAAAGAGATTGACGGCACATCCTCAATTTCCGAAAGCGGCATTTCACGCACCGGACTTCACGAGAAACGCGATGAGGACAATCGCTGAATTAGAATACGAACTTGAAAGACGCTAATGCCCGTACCTGACCCAATTGTTGATGGAGATATTGCTTTTGTAGGCGTTAACGCTCGTCTTGATCCGGGGCAGTTGCCGGAAGGGTTTGTGGCAAATGCTGTTAATAAAAGATTTACTAATGGTGTAGTCAAGACTCGTCCCGGCATTAAAAAAATGCCTTGGAGCAATAAAAGCTCTGACCATTATGAAAACAAAACTTACGCCCATAATGACATAGTTCGTTTTAGCGGAAAGAAAAAAAACACTAACGGCACTATAACTTTTGCAACGGGAGCAGAATTATATGACGGTGTGCAGTTGCAGGGAGCGAATGCAGTTACTTTTCAAAGTTTTGTGTTGTGCATAGACCATGTAAATGGAACGCAATACAACGGAGTAACTGTCTCTGCTTTATCCGCAGAGTTAACTTCTGGCTCAATAATAACTCTTGAAGACGGGATACGGTTTGAACTTACTCAACAAGCAAACTCTGGAGCTACGTCTATTTCTGGAAAAGTTTTTGGCGGTTCTATTGCAGTAGGTAAATCTGGATTTCCTGCTGGTGCAGGGCCAGCAAGCAATAATGAAAAAGATTCTAGCGGCAATCCTATTGGCCCGTATTTTAGAAGAAAAAACCTTGATAACGGGAACATCCACGTTCCATTAAGTAACGCCACTACACTTACTAATAACGGCCAAAATCCTCCAAGTGAGTACTGGGAAAATTTAGGACATTGCATTTTTGGGTACGGAGAAGTTTTTGGAGTAGGTATTTTTCGCGATCCCGGCTCAAGAGAATATTTATTAGTAGCAACTAACGATGGAGTTTACGCTACTACTGAAGGTGGAAATTCAAAAAGAATTACTGCTTTAACTATTACTAAAGACGTTACGTTTGTTCAATGTTTTAATGTAGTTGTTATGATGCGCGGAAAAGACGAGCGTCCGTTAGTGATGAAAAACTTGTCTGATGGATTTGTTGCTATCACTACTGAAACTACAGATACAGACATTGACGAAAACGATTCTGATGGAACAGAAGAAATACCTAGCTCAGATCACGCAATGTTTTTAGGTAACCGTTTGTTTGTTCCACATTCCAGAGATTTAGTAGCAGTATCGGATTATCTTAATTACACTCGGTATCAACCCGTTATGGCTAACTTCAGAATTAACCAAGGTTCTGAAGATGAGCTAGTTGCATTAATAAAAGTAGACAGCACTACAGTAGCAGCATTTAAAAGTAATTCTATATACGTTGTTAGCAATCTGTATGGCAATGCGACAGATGCGATTTTAGACGAAGTCACTAGAGATTTTGGAGCAGTTAGTTTTAAATCGACTATCCAAGTTGGCAGCGATGTTTGGTTTTTGTCTTCAAAAAAAGGAATTTGCAGTTTGTCTGTTGCTTCACATGGAAAAGTACACGCAGTTCAACTTCCTGTTAGTGAAGCTATTCAGCCAATAATTGACAGAATTAACTGGCCTTATGCCCACAAAGCGGTAGCCGCAACATACGGGAATAGATACTATTGTGCTGTTTGTTTAGATGGAGCAGAAGAAAATAATGCAGTTTTAGTTTACGATCTTTTACAAAAAGCTTGGAGTGGGTATGACCAAGCTGCGGATGTTCTTAAAGTAAAAGATTTTGTTGAAATGGAGTTCCAAGGGAAACGCCGTTTGTTTTTCTTATCCACAGACGGGTTTATTAATTTGTATGACGATGAGTTGACTATGTGCGGGTTTGTTGATGAGAAACCAAAAACTTTAGACAGCACGGCAGCTAATTATGGAGCAATAGACAAGGTTGACGTTTCTGATGAAGTAACTACTAGAGGATACACAGCAAACGACATAGCAATAAAAAAATGGCGAAGCGCAGATATTCAAATCGCTACTAGCAACCCTAGTTTTTCTATTACTGCAATATACGACGGGCCAGAAGAAGACGATCAAAGTTTAACTTTGAATGCAGATGGAAATGCAGCAAGTAAATCTTTTGATAGAACTTTGTACGACAAACCTTTTGATGCTGCGCCTTTTGATGCGTCTATAAAAAACAACGATTTTGCCACTAAATATCGGCAGGATTACAGTATTGATGTAGGGACTACGCCAATACACGCAGATTTTAATACTACGTTTGATCCAGATTTACACCAAACGTCTATAAATAAATATAAATTTAACGGCAATGGAAGATATGTTCAGTTTAAAATTGCCAACACGCAAGGGCGACTTGAATTGGATTCAGTTAAAGCTGGAGCTTTGCAAGGAGAAACTTTAATACGAAAGGAAACATAATATGGGATTAGCAGTTACAGTCCAAAAAGGACATAATTTTTCATCGGGAACTATTGATCGTGCCGCACTAAACAATGGGGCGACTCCAACAGTATCAATTACGGGGTCGGTCGGTTTTGGGGAAATAGGATCGGAAGCTATTGTTGACGATAATATAAAAGCTAACGCAGACATAGACGTAACAAAACTAGCTTTAGCGACAGGTAAAATAATTATTGGAGCAGCGGATGGAAACGCTTCTGCTTTGTCTGCAACAACTTCTTTTTCTAGCGTAGCTTCTGAAACTGAAGGAAATTCGGGGCTGTTAGTTGATGTTGGCGATAAATTTGAAGTTTTAAAAACTAACACGTTAGCAGTTTCTAACGATAATGTTAGTGCCGGAAAACAGTATTTAAACGGGGATTCTATTTTAAGCATTCATAAAGTAACTGTTGACGGGGTTACCACAAATAATTTGCGAATAAAGCACGTTACTAATTCAGTACATGGAAACCATATTAGTACGGCAAATGCTTTAGATAACGCTTCAATTGGAAAAAATAGTTCTGGAAAATTAGCTGTTGCCGACAACGGAGTTCATTGGGACAAATTTTATAACCATAAAAACAGCGCAGGAAATTTAAGGTCTGCTTTTTTAAGTTACGGAGTAGATGGAAAAGCTATTCCCTCTGAAATAACAGAGGCAGACCAAGTGCTTGTAAGTGCCGGGTCAAACGCCAATTCTACAAATAAATCGTTTTTTAAAAATGTAGATTTGTTGACTCCTCTTGTAGATTCTACCGGCTGGAAAAGGGCAGCGCACGGATTAGGAAGAGTTCCGCTATTTGTAGAATTGTTTTTAGTTTGTACTGGAACTACCCATACTTCTACTCACAAATACGCAGTAAACGACGTTATTAAAGCGCACCATGATTGGGATGCAGGTGATTTAGGCAATAATAAATCTTCTCCTTTTAATGTTGGTTTTGATAGTACGTATGTTTGGGTTCACCATATAGCGTTAGGTAACTCGTTTCAATTGCCTAAAAAATATGGAACAGCAACTCCAGACGAAAATACGCATTCTGGGTCTGATGTAGACGAGTTTAATTTAGGAGCAGTAGAAGGTGATTTTAAATTAGTAGCTAGAGTTTGTGGATAATGTCCTCTCGCACCGACATAACCCCGCTATCTATTACTAATGGCAAAATTAGTAATCAAGCAAAGATAGACCCTCGAAAATTGGCTCCGGCCAAAGAGGGACAAGTTTTAATTGCGGGTAAAGACGGTAAATTTTTAGCGGGTAATCTTTCAACGACTACAGTAACTAATACTGTCACTACTGAAGAGGAAGTTTTGCCGCCTAATCAAATTAAGATTGGGCCAAACACGGCAGAACCCGGAGCGACAAATCAGTTTGTTAATGTTGGGGTTGGAAAACATTCAATTCCAAGGCGAGATTCTAGTGGGAATTTAAAGGCTGAGACAGCGGATCAAGCAACTGAAGCTACCAACGCCGACAAGCTAGATAATCAAAACGGCACTTATTATACAGATGTCAGCAACCACACCGCCGGATCACCTGCTAATACTTCAACTCCAAGTGGCCTTGGGTCTGGCCAGACAGGAGTAGTAGGGACAACCCAAACAGTCCCAATGCAGATGATTACTGCAACTAATACCGGAGCTAGTTCTGGAACAACTGATTACATTGTTGAACATAATTTCAACAGCATTCCTGTTGCGGTGCAAGTGCTTGAAGATGACGGTAGCGGAAATTTAGAAGAAGTAGAAACTGAAGTTGTTTCAACTACATCTCAAACAGCGATAAAATTTAGTGTTGCTGATAAATCTTTTACAGCAAAAATTATAGGAGTTAAATCTTAATGGCAGACAAAAAGATATACGTTACTCACGACTATCAACAAGGAGCCAAGGTTAAAAACCTAAAATTAGAAAACGTAAATCTACCAAATGAAGTAGAAGGCGGCGTTGTTTACTCTGACGGTTTGTATGTGTCAGACGATACGGATTGGAGTGAGGTAACAACGATTGATAATTCACAGGCAATAGACAACAAAAATTTAGATTGCGGAACATACGCAGGAGGAGGTTGATAAATGGCAAATAGAATTCAACACAGGCGAACAGCCTATACCGGAACAGGAAATCCTACAGACCTTAAATATGGTGAGATAGGTTGGAATAATAACAATGGCAACGGAGGCAAACTCTGGATAGGGAGCCAAAGGGATAACAGCAATCCCGCCACAATAGTTAATGAGAGAATTAACAAATCTGTTGCTGGAACAACTAACGAGATAAGCGTTTCCGAAGGGACAGAGTCTTTTACTGTTGGCTTGGCTACAAACCCAACTGTCTCTGGTAATCTAACAGTTAACGGAGATTGCACTTTAGGGAACGCAACATCCGACACGGTTACAATTGCTGGAAACTTAACCGTCAATGGGCAAACAACAACGATCAATTCTACTGAAGTTTCCATAGATGATCTTCATTTCGTACTTGCCGCCGATGCCGCCGATTCAAGTGAAGCTAATGGTGCGGGATTACACGTTAAGGATGATATTGCTAGGTTTACCTATTCTCACACGGGAACAAAATGGGTATCTAGTAAGCCTTTAGATGTAACGGGTACTTGCACGGCTACTGCTTTTTCTGGGCCATTAACAGGCAATGTAACTGGCAATGTCACAGGAAATGTAACCGGCTCATCTGGTTCATGCACAGGCAACGCCGCAACTGCAACCAACGTAGCTTATACTGGTCTTACTGGGACAGTACCTACATGGAACCAAAACACAACTGGAACTGCTGCCAACGTAACAGGAACAGTTGCAATAGCCAATGGAGGTACTGGTGCGACAAGTGCATCTGCTGCAAGAACGAGTCTTGGTATTACTCTGGCCAACCTTGGTTATACAGGGGCGTCTAACGCAAACAACTTCACAATGAACGTCAGCAATGATGGGGGAAGTTCTGCTGCGTTTGCATCTGGAGACACGTTAAATATAACAGGAGGCAGCGGGATAGGGGTAAACAGAACTAATAGTAGTTACAGTATAGCTGTAGACACAACTTCAGTTTGCACATTAACAGCTACACAAGTTTTAGATAACAAGACAATAGACGGCGGCACATTCTAAATGGCTAACACCATACAGATAAAGAGGCGAACTTCTGCTGGTACACCTAGTGGGTTAGCGGCTGGCGAGTTAGCGGTCAATCTTTCTGACAACAAGCTGTATGTCGGCAACGCTGCCGAGGACGGAGTAATCCATCTCAACCCCTCTGCCTCCACAGGCTACCTCCCACTAGCTGGCGGCACACTCACGGGCAACTTGGGAGTCACAGGTTGGGCAACACTAGGTTCTGGTGGAGACTTTGGCAGACTTGCACTTGAAAATAATAACACCACGGCAGGAACCACCTACTTACAGCAAACTTATAGCGGTACTCCAGAATTACGCATTGGGAGTAGTGTCGGCACTCATGCCAATGCCTCTTTAATAATAAAAAGTGGAAACGCAGCAGAGGTTAAAGCTCAAGGCAACCTGACAGTCGGTGGCAACCTGTCAGTAATCTACAACGGCAGCGCAAGTGTTCGCACATACAATGGCGTTTTAAAATCTGACTTTCTTGAAAATTCTGCTGGAGCAAATCACTTAACTATTCGCACCGAGTCTGGCGGCAATAAGAATGTAATAATTGATCCAGATGGAACTGGGTATTTAAATGTTAAAAGTTGGAGTGTTTTTGAAAGCAGCACCAATTTTGCTAGTATCCGATTAAAGTCTACTGCGGGTGAATGGGACATAGATAACAACAACGGCACGTTTGGGTTGCAATGGGCTGGCGGTGATAAACTGACGCTGAGTAATTCTGGCAACCTGACAGTCGGTGGCGATGCTACA